CGTATTGTTGATGCTGTTCTGACACCCGAGGAGAGCAAGTATCTCATAGACCAGGCTGAGCCAAAGTTTGCTCGAAGCACTCTGGTCGCAGAGACGACCGTCAATGACACTCGAACGAGCGAGACGGCGTGGATATCCCGCGACGACCCAGTAGTTCGAAAGGTCCTTGAACGCGCCATGGAGCTGACTGGAAAACCGTTCGAAAATTGCGAAGACTTGCAGGTTGTCCGGTACAAGCCGGGGACGTATTACAGGTCCCATCACGACTCGTGTTGCACGGAAGACAGGCAGTGCCTTGATTTTGAAAAACAAGGTGGTCAGCGAGTGGGTACACTGCTTTTGTACCTGAATTCTGACTTTACAGAAGGTCATACGCACTTTCCATCATTTAATGACCTGAAAATAAAGGCCCGTCCAGGTTCGGCCATTTTTTTCAGACCCCTTGGCTCCACGGACGCCAGGTGTCACCCCAAGGCTCTCCACGCGGGTCTTCCTATCAAGTCCGGTACTAAATACATCTGCAATATATGGGTCCGTGAGACCAAGTTTAGATAAAAACGCGTCATGTGAGGCTTAGCACAGTTAAAGTTACATAGAGAATCACCCAAAAGACAAAGAGCCCTCACTCACTTCCCACCTGTGCAAGACACTTAAGGCACAGCCTCCTATCTCAAACAAGAACAAAAAGACAATGGCTTCCACCACTATGTTCGCTCAGGCCATCGATGCCCTGGTTGCCGAGCGTGACCGCGTCTTCATTGAGCGGGTCTGCAATGACTACAACCTCGACTTCAAGGAGTTGAGTGCCAAATATCTCGAGGCGGCTGAGTCTGCCATCAAGGTCCCGCGCAAGTACAAGAAGCGCGAGCCCAAGTCGGTCACGGTGACGGCGGATGGTGAGGCGCCGGTCGAGCCCAAGGCCAAGCCTCCCAAGGAGGCCAAGGCGAAGCAGTGCTGCACCGCTCACACTTCCAAGAAGGAAGCCTGCAAGTTTAACGCGCTAAAGGGCGAGGTCTTCTGCAAGCGCCACCTGAAGCAGTCGCTCACTGAGGCCGAGCCCAAGGCTCCCAAAGAGCCAAAGGTCAAGAAGGCCAAGAAGGTTGAGAAGCCACTTGAGCCGGTTCACACGCACGACCCGGATGCTGAGGTTCATGATGACTGCGACCTGTGCCAGACACACGGTAACGCTATGTCGGCCGATAGCGAGGAGTTCGAGATGGTGGCGGCGGTCCCCGAGGTCTCTGTCCCGGTCAAGCTGACCTCAGTTCAGGAGCGCCTGGCGGCCTTGCTGGCCGAGTCTGACGCCGAGGAGTCTGACAGTGACTGCAGCGAGGTTCTGGGCGAGGAGTGCTATGAGGACGAGTAAAACCGGGTAAAGTCAGCCCTTAGATGTCTAAAACATGAACTTTGTAATCGAAATATAGTTACCATCCAAAGAGTCAATAGGACTCCCCATAGCATAATATTCTCGAGTCCCTTTGTCCTAAATTTATAAACTGGCCCAACGACTTGTCCAAAAAACGTCTCATCGTCGTCTGTTTTTCCTCGTAGGTATTTCTCTATTTCAGTCAGTGCACATACTGACTGATTTGTGATCCAGTGAAGCATCAAAAATGGCACAATGACCATGTGCAAAGTCAAATCCGCTTCTCCTCCGAAAAATGGAATGCCCAAAATAAATATCACGAGGCTCCAGTGTAATGTCCTTATTATTTCAGGTATGAAGTCCATCTCTGGTACCTGCAGATAAAAACGTGTCCTGTGCGTGTCACACTTCTGTCGGTATCTATTAAAACAAATGGCTCCAACATATAACTCGAAAGGCGAGCAGGTGTCTGGCTTCATTCGTCCGGCTATCAAGGGCAGTGCGCCCAGACGTGTTCATTTTCAGACTGAAATTCGTCCAGATGGAACCAGAGCATCTTCTTGGGTATCTGTTGATGAAGCGCCTCTGATTGTGAGCGGGACCTATGGTCGGGTCGGCGAAGTTGTTGATAAGATGCGTCTGGGTTCGGCTGCGGTCAACCGTCCTGCTGAAAGGCCATGGCGTCCATCATACGACTACGAGCTGATGGCCCGAAATATACCAGAGTCGTCTCGGGCTGAATACATGGCAAAGTGTCGTGCGTGGTTCGAGGCACACCCTACTCCCGTGGTTCGATGCAATCCAGAGCCTCTGATTTACGATTTTGAACTGGTAGCCGCCATGTACACAAACGGGAGCAGGCCGACTATCGGCAAGCGCATCAAGGTGTATAGAGCTGCGGGGTTTCCAGAGGCTCTTATCCAGAAGCACATTGCTAACGCTGCACTGGCTCTGGCGAGTTCCGATGAGCGTCAGGCTGAACTAGACCTGTTCTTTGGTAAGTGGCCTTCTGCATCTAAGCCCACACCAAAAGTGAAGAAGGGGATCAAGGCTGTGAAGAAGCGTGTCTGTTAAAACTATAGTGTCTTTTAATATAAATGACTTCAACCAAAAAGATAGCTTGGGCTGATGATGACCCAGACGAGCTTGGGTTGAGCATCCCGGTGATTGTGTCTAAGCACGGCATCAAGGTCAAACCCAAGCCCTCATATGTTCCCCCACACCTTCGAGATAAAAGTGTAGAACCTAGTAATAGTAAGAAGTGATGAGCACGTGCCCAGTGTGCATTGAGCGCTTCAACCTTCAGAGCCGAAAAAAGATTGACTGCCAGTTTTGCGACTGGAAAGCGTGTTCATCATGTAATGAAAAGTACCTTATCGAAACTTCACAGGATGCTCACTGTATGTCATGTCACAAGGGCTGGTCCCGTGAAAACTTGGTGGCTAATTTTACTCAGAAATTCGTGTCCCGTGCCTACAAGCTACGGCGTGAAGCTCTTCTACTCGAGCGTGAGCGGAGTCTCATGCCGGCGACCCAGCCTTTTGTGGAGGTTGAAAAGAAGATCAGGGCATTGACCATTCAACACACTTTTAAACAAAATCAAGTTTTGAAACTGAACCAGAGAATGCACGTCGTTTTCAATAGGTCAGTTGCAGTTATGCAGGCTACATTTAAAACTGAAAATAGATTCGATGCGGAAACTCTGAACCACAAAGAGGGCTGTGAAATTAAAAAAGAATGCGTTGCCCTGGGTATAGATCTCGAACACATCACATGGCAAAAGTATCGTCTGACTGGGGTCCTTTCTGGAAACCAGCTTCAGAATGAGAAGCGTCGTTTTGTCCGAGCGTGCCCGTTTGGAGAGTGTCGAGGGTTCTTGAGTACCGTGTGGAAGTGTGGTCTGTGTGAGAACTGGGCTTGCCCCGACTGTCACGAGGTCAAGGGTCTCGACAAAGATGCACCGCATACATGTGACCCGGACAATATCGCAACAGCGCAGCTTATGGCCCGTGACACTCGTAATTGCCCCAAGTGCGCGGCAAACATTTTTAAGATTGACGGCTGTGACCAGATGTGGTGCACTCAGTGTCACACAGCGTTCAGCTGGCGTTCGGGTCTCATCGAGACTCACGTTGTTCATAACCCTCACTACTATGACTTTCTACGCACACAAGGGGTCGCACCTCGTGCTCACGGTGACATCCCATGCGGGGGCTTCCCAGACTGGCCTCGCATTTCTTTTATTTTGGGGCGTAGTGCACCGGGTCCAGACCGCGGGGCTATTTATCAGATGATTCAGCGGGCCCATCGGTCTCACCCACACGTGTACTATGTACTGATTCCTAGATACACAAACCAGCCAAATGATGATAACCGTGACCTCCGCATTAGGCTAATGATAGGAGACTTTGGGGAGGATGAATTCAAGCGAAAAATTCAGCAACGCGAAAAGGCCCGGCAGAGAAAGACGGATATCCGACAGGTTATGGAAATGTATACAGCCGTCATTAATGATTTGTTCCAGACGTTTTCTAGCGACTCGAATCTCCCCACCCTCACCAATTCACTTTTAGAATTGAGGACTCATACAAATGAAACACTCCGTAAGGTGTCACATAGGTGGTCAAGGTGTGCAGTCCCGCGTGTCACAGAATATTATGATGTAGTCTAATAATAATGAAGAAGGTTCTGGTTTTCGTCATCACGCTCATAGTGCTGGTCTTTATAGCAAGGTCAGCACGTTCGAGTGGGTATCAATGTGCATCTACCAAAGACGTCATGTCGGTCCAGGCACAAGGGGCTCAGTGTTATAAGTGCAATGGGGGCTCATGGCAAGGCGGCGACTGCCTCATGACCGGGAAGACCAGGGGGACTGTGACGGTCTACGACGCCTCGAGCTCGATCGACAACGCCATGCCTGGGCGGCAGTTTTGGTGGTCTTCAGACAAGCCCCGACCCGACCCCGCATATCCACCATTATGGAAATAACTTTTAAACTATGAATAAATCACCCGCATCGTACAAGCTTCTCAATACTTGGCTGGACCCCCCTTGCATCCACACCAGTTAAAGTTTATTCTAATTTGTAATAAAATGGTCGATGATCTGACTGTTCTAGCTGAAAAATATGGTTCTGACAAATGCCCGTCTATTCTACATACGTACACTCCGGTATACCACAGTCTTTTCAAAGACATAAGGGCTACAACAAAGTCTGTTCTAGAAATTGGTATCGGGCATTCTGAAATGATGAGTGAAATAGTCGGAGAATCCTACAAGCCCGGTGCAAGCCTGCGCATGTGGAGAGAGTACTTTCCGAATGCAAATATCTATTCATGTGACATAGTTGAAAAGGTTGTGTTTCAGGATGATCGTATATACACGTGGGTCACTGACCAGTGCAAGCCGGCTTCTCTGGAAAATTTGGTTAAAAATATTAAAGAAATGGGAACGGAAACTATAGACATTATAGTCGATGACGGAAGTCATATGGTCTCTCACCAGATTATCTCATTTATCACTCTATGGAAATACCTGTCACCTGGTGGCATGTACATCATAGAGGATATTTTCCACCCATGTATAAATTTGCTGCTGCCCATGTATCGTTCATTTCCAGATATCGCAGACTTCGGTCATCACGCTGGCACCGTGGATACGGACGGTTTTGTATTTTTCAGAAAGAAATAGCCCCTCCAGAGCCTCGTGACCAATTTGATTTTAAAAAGCAGCCCCTCCAGAGCCTCGTGACCAATTTGATTTTAAAAAGCAGCCCCTCTGGAATCCATAGACCTGTCCCAATGCTGCATAAAGGTTCAAGAACCTTAGTCCGTCTTATCCAAGCGGGGCTGCGCCCCTGCACCCCACCACCGCCCGATTTTATTTCCCACCTGATATCTTCTTCACACGGCTGTTTTACGGTTGTTTTAGATGGGTACCCCG